GGACAAGCTCCTCAAAAACATCAAGGCGCTGCTGACGCAATGCCTAAATTGAGTGGTCATAACACTAAATTGGAGAACAAAGAAACTAAAGACAAAGACGGTAAAGATATTAAGGAAGGCGACTTACCACCAGCACTTCAAAAAGCTATTGACGCTAAAAAAGACAAAAAAGATGTCAAAGAGTCTGACGAAAAGAAAGACGATAAAAAAGCTAAAAAAGATGACGCTGAAGTAAGAACAGAAGACGAAGACAAAGAAAAGAAAAAAGAGATTGACGTAAAAGAACACGTTGACGCTCTTATCGCTGGCGAAAAAGACTTAACCGAAGAGTTCAAAGCTAAAGCTGCTACTATTTTTGAAGCAGCAATCAAATCTAAAGTAAAAGAAATTGCTGAAGAATTGGAAACAGATTATAATAACAAATTAGAGCAAGAAAGTGCTAAAGCAAAATCTGAATTAACTGAAAAAGTTGATTCTTACCTTGCATACGTTGTTGAAGAGTGGATGAAAGAAAACGAAATCGCTCTTGAAAGAGGTATCAAAGGGGAAATTGCTGAAGACTTTATTAATGGTTTGAAAAAATTATTTGAAGACCATTACATTGATGTTCCAGATGAAAAATATAACGTGCTTGAAGACCAAGCAGGTAAAATTGAGAAACTGGAAAAAGACCTCAATGAGCAAATAGAAAAAAATGTTGAGTTAAACAAGGAAGTTGGAACTAAAGTTAGAGATGAAATCAAAGCTAAAGTTTCTGAAGACCTTGCTGACACATCAAAAGAAAAATTTTCTAAACTTGCTGAATCAATTGAATACTCTAACGCAAAAGATTATCAAAAGAAATTAGAAACTGTTAAAGAATCTTATTTTGGAAAGAAAACTCCGACTGCTGAAGAGAAATTAGATGATGGAGCGGCAGATATGACTTCTAACGAAGACTTATCAAAATCTATGGCTGCTTACAGCGCCGCTATAAGCAAAACTAAAGACATTAAACTGTCTATTAAGTAAATATAAAGGGAGATAAACACATATGTACTTATCTGAAACACACGAAAAAAAATGGCAGCCAGTACTAGAGCATCCTGATTTACCAAAAATTACTGATGCTTATAGACGTGCCGTTACATCTGTGATATTAGAAAACCAAGAACGTGCTTCTAAAGAAGACAGCGCTTACTTGGCTGAAGCAGCTCCAACTAACGCAACAGGTAGTGCTGTTGCAAATTGGGATCCAATCCTAATTTCACTAGTTAGACGAGCTATGCCTAATCTAATCGCATACGACATTGCAGGTGTTCAACCAATGACAGGTCCTACAGGACTTATTTTCGCTATGAGAAGTAGATATACTTCACAAGCTGGTGGAGAATCATTCTTTGACGAAGCTGATACAGATTTTAGTGGTAGAAATGCTGCTGGATCATCTGTTGATGGTTTCTCGGAAAATGCTCACTCTGGTAGCAACCCAGGAGTCCTAAACGATGGATCACCTGGAACTTATACAACTGGTGGCGCAATGACTACAGCGAAAGCTGAAGCATTAGGTGACGCTAGTGGTAATGCATTTGCTGAAATGGCTTTCTCAATAGAGAAATCTACGGTAACTGCTAAATCAAGAGCTCTTAAAGCTGAATACACTATGGAACTTGCTCAAGACTTAAAAGCAATCCACGGTTTAGACGCAGAAACAGAACTTGCAAACATCTTATCAGCAGAAATACTTGCTGAAATTAATAGAGAAGTTGTAAGAACTATCTACATCAATTCAGAAAAAGGTGCTCAAACTGGTAACGTAACTACAGCGGGAATTTTTGACCTAGATACAGACTCAAATGGCAGATGGTCAGTTGAGAGATTCAAAGGTCTTATGTTCCAACTTGAAAGAGATGCTAATAGAATAGCTCAAAGAACTCGTAGAGGGAAAGGTAATATAATTATCTGTTCTTCTGACGTTGCTTCTGCTCTTCAAATGGCTGGAGTATTAGATTACACACCAGCTCTTAACAACAATCTAAATGTTGATGACACAGGCAATACTTTTGCAGGTGTTCTTAACGGTAGATTTAAAGTATACATAGACCCATACTCAGCAAACAGTAATGCTAAACAGTATTACGTTGTTGGATATAAAGGAACATCACCATACGACGCTGGTTTGTTCTATTGTCCTTATGTACCTTTACAAATGGTTAGAGCTGTTGGACAAGACACTTTCCAACCGAAAATCGGATTCAAGACGAG